CGGCGATTATGCCATGAGCTGCTTCGTTCTTAACTTCCAGAGTGACTTCAGCCAGCAACTGAGTATTCTCAGAGTCACCAGTCTTAGCCAGATCGTTAGTCTGGAACGGACGCAGATACGCCAGAGCAGCGTATTCTGGATCGAGTACCAGAGCATCACGGGTACGCATGAAACGGTTAGGAACAACCGACATCGTGCCAAAGTCAGACATATAAACGTCAGCAGCACCGATAATGGTGGTCGGAGTGTTACCCGGAGCCATATAACGCTGTGCAGCGATACCAGCAAACGAGCTAACCTTTTGCTTACCAGAAGCACCTACCATCAGAATCTTAGGCGAACCACCCGAAGTAAATACCTCTGCAACAACCGACTTCAGCAGAGCTTCGGTGAAAGTACGCTGAGTACCGTCAGTACGAGTCGATACACCGATAGTCGCAGGATCAGCACCACCCGAACCAACGTCCGAGTTAGTCTTGATCCACGATAGCAGCGAACCGAGTTTACGAGCAGTAGTCGATGTACCAGCCGAACGACCTTGGTTAGCCAACAGGATCGTTTCCAGATCACGCTTGATCTCAGCAGATGCCTTAGCAAGCTGATAAGCCTTTTCCGACTTACGACCTGCTTTGTTGACTGCATCCAGAGTACCCGAAACCTGAACGGTCTTTTGGATAATCTGAGTGTAGTTACCAAGACGAACGGTAGGAGACAGAGTAGCCGATGTAGCGTCTGCACCTTCAACAGCAGCGTTAGCAGTCGTAGCAGCAGCTAGGCTGTCAGTCTGCCATTCGTGATACACAGCAGTTGCTTTGGTCTTACCAATCGAGGACATAAACGGAGTCTCGGTAGGCGAGATGTCATAGATAATGTCGGTCAAATCTTCGCGCTGACCAATTGCGCTATGTGCGGTAAATGTTGCCATGATAGTTCCTATAAGAATCGTTCAAATGCTCTTGCGGCATCAGCAACCCTTCCGGTCTGCTTTGCTCGCGCCTTTAACTTACGCAGTTCGTCGTTACTATCTCTAGGCTGCGAAACACCCGACTTCATAACTTTCGGAGCTTCGTTCACTTTCTTAGTGATAGCAGGTTTCGAGCTTTGCAACTTATCGTATTGCATCGCCTTCCATAACGTCACAACTGCACGAGAGTCATATACTCCCGCTAACTCTTGGTCAGAAAACCCGACTTTAAGACCAAACTCCCTTAGTTCACGCCGCATTGCTTCACCCTTCTTCGGGTCAGCATAGTCAGGGATAATCTCTGCCAGTTTACGAGCCTCAGCCTGTATCACAGACCCTAGCTGCTCCTGACGTTCCCTTTCCTGCTGCTCTGCAATTCGCTGTCGTTCAGCCTGAACTTGAGCTAACTGCTTCTCCCGCTGAGAGAGTTCTGCGACCTTTACGGCATAACCAATCGGGTCATTTTCCTTCAAATAGTCCAGATTCTCTGTCTCTGGCTGCTGGTTGAGCATCTGCTCTATCACCTGCAACCGTTCCGCATACTGATCTCGTAGGTACTTGGCTTCTTCGATACGCTGTCGTTCTGCCTCAACTGCCTTACGTTCCTCAGCTACGGCTTGCGATTTCTTTGTATAGTCTGTGCCAAGTTGATAAGACTTGATTAGCTCATCAAGGGTTACCTCACGTTCTTCTCCGGCTGCTTTCACCCGGAACTTCTGAGGCTCCTCTTGCTCATCCTGCTCATCTTCTTGTTCTACCTCCGACTCATCGGCTTGCGCCTCGATTTCCTCGGATTCGGCTTCGCTATCGTTGACCTCTGAGTTCAGTTCAGGTTGTTCCTGTTCGGAGCCTTCTTCTGATCCCATTAGACCCAAGATAGCGTTAGCTGCACCACCTACAGTCAACTCTGCATTTCCGGATTCCGGAGTCGTGCCTTGAGTATCGCTCATGTTTTTTCTTTCCTAAATTATATCGGGAACCGCCCGAAACGGGTTACAAAATCTTTAATCGCTTCTCCTCGATTAGCTTCTCTGATGCTAGTCCTTCGAGATACGTTTCAATCGACTCTAATGCCCTTAACTGACGATAAGCAGACTCTCTAACCTCAGCCTGACCATAATCGCTAGTTGCGAACTTGGCAATCTCTATAGACCTGAGTTCTTGCATCATTTCCTGAAAGTTCTCGTCCTTCAGAAGGATCTCAGCCCATGTCGATTTACTCATTTTTCAATCTCTTTTTGTGCTTGTTTATATGCTTTTTTTGGAGAAATACCTTGTTTTATTAAATTGTCAGCATATTCTTGTTGTCTAATAACTAATGTTTTCCCCATAGATCTCATTTGATTTAATGTATCTATTATTTTTGGAATATCCTCACTAACATTACTAATTTCATTAACAAATTGAGATTGAAATGCTCCTTTACTATGATCTGAAATTCTTATTGGATCACGCAAATATCGCCCTGTTATTGGATCAGTTACATAAATATAACTAGATGCACCTGCTTTACTTCCGCTATGTTCTAATTTTGCCAAAAATCCTAGTTCTTCTATTTTTTTTGTTAATTCTTCAGCAATATTTCTAATTGCTGGTTTTGGAACATTTAATGATCCCGCAAAGCCCATCGCTAGGTCTTGATTCACCCTGTCCACATACTCCTTAGCAGCAGCCTGTTCAGGAGTCACGAGAAGCCCTCTCATCTCGTTTAACTTAGCCTGAGTCGCTAGATTAGAAGCCTGATTAAATGCCCTAGCCTGATCGTTAAGAGAAGCCATGTACTCTCTAGGATCGCTTACCAAAAGACCAACATTAGCCTTAGCACTCTGCTTGGCTCTGTCAATCATTCCAACGATGTCAGATAGTAAGCCAGCCATTATTGCCCCAATAATCCAACAGGCATCCGTAGTTCAGTCGGCGTAGCAAACGGGCTTTGACCACTTGCTTGCCTAGACCGAGCAAACATCTCTGCCTTATCGTAAATTTCGTTAGTTGGCTGACCACCTTGTAGCAGGTAATTAACTTCCTCTTGCGTTAGCGTAGGAACCAACAACGGATAACTCATACCCTGATCGTTAGTAGCCGAGATTTCAGTCGAGAAACCTTCTGAACTAGGCAATAGACCAAAATAGCCCTTACCCTTCATTGATAAAGGTTCAGATGGGCTTTCTGCATATCTTGCGCCATAAGATGCAATACCTTGCTTAATTACATCGTCTAATTTATCTATGGTTTTTTTACTTCCAACAGATGATTTAGCGATTGTCTCTGCCGCTTGGTCTGGAGACATCCCGCTATTTACTAAATTTACAATTTTATTTAGCGTATCAGTATCATCAGGCAAGCCAAACTTTTGAGCAGCTAAAACAAATGTATCACCACCCATAGACGCAGCAGGATAATAGTTTAGCAATCCGTTCACGCTGTCAGACTCCCTAGTTCTTTAATCGCCTTTAGGACAATGTCAGCCTGTTTCTGTCTGGTAGCCTCGTCAGCCAAGTCCATCGCTAGGATCGCCTGTAGCTGCTTAACAGCTAACTCAGCCTCACGAATCTTCATGTCAGCCTGTTGCTGTTGGGCTTTCATGCTCATTTCCATGCCCTTACGGGTAAACTCAGCTTCTAGTGCCTGACGCTCTAAGTCTAGCTTTGCAGCCTCAATCTGAGTCTTAGCCTCGGTCTTTTCACGCTCTACCTGAGCCAACATCTGAGCAACTTCAGCCTGCTGATCTGGTGCTGGTGGCTGTGGCTGAGATAACTGTGCGTTCAACTCAGGAGAAATCTCGTTAAGGAAAGCGTTGGCATCCTTGAAACCAGCCGCTTCAATCATTCTCGCCAAGGTGTCTCGGTACTGAGCAACGCTAACCAGCGGATTACTTGCGCCGAACTGAGTCAGAATCTGCTCTTGTTTGCCCATAATCATCTGGAGCATAGCCAGTTTCTGCTCACGATCTCCTGAACCCAACCCGACGTTAATCGCTACGTCGTACTGATTCGTCCAAGTCCGAGGATCAAACGTCACGAACTTGCCACGCATCCTTATAATCTTTGCCTGATCCTGATACTTGCCCAATAGGTGCAGAATCCCCTTAAACAGCGATTTAACGCCTGTCTCCGCAAAGATACGAGCAATCAACTCCAGCTTGCCAGAGTTCGACTTCATCATCGCAGCAATAGCCGTAGCCGAGACATTGTTCAGCACATCTGGATCAAGACCCTGTTGCTGGTCGCTAACACCTGTCCGTTTAGCCTGAACACCATCCATGTACTCAAGCATCGGGAAAGCCTGAGCAGTCACCGCAGGAACCTCAACCGGAACGATAGCTCCAGCAGCCTTCATACGGATCAATCCACCCGGAGTAGCGTTCAGCGCATCATCCAGATTGACCTGACCCTCAACCACGCCTAAACGGGCATTGTTCGTCAGGTACAGGTTATCCAGCATCTGTCTCGTTACCGTAGACTTGATTAGCTGGATGTCCATAGTCCGGTCTGCCAATGACTGACCGTAGAACTTATGCGGAATCGGGATAGGACAGAGACTGTGGAACGGAACTAGGTCACATTCCTCGTCATCTAGGATTTCGTTGCCAGAATAAACAATCTTCCGTAACTCGGCTATGCCATCGCCATTAACGTCGATCTTGATATAGCACTCATAGACTTCGACCACCTGCATTGTGTAGTCAAGGCTAATGTTCTCATCAGGCTGCTCACCCTGAGAAAATCTAGCTACTCGCTCCGGTGTGTACTGAAGGTCATCATAGCTAGGCAAACCTTCCACAATGTCCTTATCGAACCCCATAGCCGTTAGCTCTGAACGGGTCATCAAACGACGGTGAGCTACGAACGGGCTATCCTCAATGGTTCGTGCAGACTTGCTAATTAGGAATTCTTCCGGCGGTACGTTCTCAATCTTGACGCAACCGTACTTCTTAACCTTCTTGACCTTGACCGTATACATGGGAACCTGAATCGGCATCCCCATCATATCTACACCGCCATCGATCATCTCAACCTTCTGGCTCGTTACCTCAATGCCCGGATCGCTAAGGAGCAGAGCTAACTCATCCTCAGTCAGATTCTTGTA